TCTATTTCAGCTAAAACTTTTTTAGTTTCATCGTCATCGCTTCCAGCCCAGTAATTACGATGTACTACTGCTTTGTTTTGAATCCATGCTCTATATAAAACTGGGTTACTCATTATGATACTGCTCCTTGGACATTTCCACTGCCATCTTCGTATGTTACCGAATTACCGTTTAAATTAATAGCTTTACCTGCTGCTCCACCAGCTCCACCAGCTCCAGAACCACCAGCTTGTCCAGCTTGTCCAGCTTGTCCAGCACCGCCACCAGCTCCACCAGCTCCAGAATTACCTGTTTGACCATCAGTTCTTCCAGCTCCACCAGATCCACCACCACTAATACTACCTGCTTGTCCGTTAGTAGCTACTAAATTATTTCCATTAGCAGAACCACCAGCACCCGCAGCACCCGCAGCACCGCCGTTTTGACCAGCTCCACCGCCACCGCCACCGCCAGAAGCAGAATGAAAAATATTACCACCTTTTCCACTGAAAGATTGGGCAGAATTTCCACCGCCACCACCGCCACCACCGCCGCCTTTGATGTTTCCACCATTGTTTTGAATGGTTGCGTCAATACCTAAATTAATAGCAGCACCCGCTGCCGCACCCGCTGCACCAGCATTACCTTGATTTCCATTACCACCAGCACCACCAGCACCCGCTGCTCCACCAGCTCCAGTAATCTGACTGTTGTTTATAATTTTAACAGTATCGCCAGATGCCCATTGGTTTCCTGTATCAATACCATACCCACCTGTGCTTGACGAACCTACAACAGCTTGTACGGTTAGTGTTACATCAGAAATACCAGATTGATAGGTACCACCTCTGTTGGAATAAATATTGTAGTTTTGTGTTGTGCTTGATATTTGAAGTGCAATGGCTATACGGTTTGTACTACCATAAAATTGAGACATAGAAATAGTGCCACTAGTTGGTATAGAACCTGACTCACCTGTTGAGCCTGAAGGTACATTAGCACCACCAGCATAATATTCTGATAGAGAATCAGATCCACCAGCAGAATCTCCAAACTCTGCTACGATCTCTGATATTGCTAATGATGAACCGCTATCCTTTATTGCCATTTTCTAGCTTCTCCACTTTCTTTTCTAATTCTTTAATCGCTTCTATAAGTACACCAACTAAATTACCATAGGCTACCGACATATATTCACCTTCATCATGCACAACTTGTGGCATAACTTTTTGTATTTCTTGAGCTATAACACCTGTGCCTTCTCTACCGTCTCTGGTAAATGTAACACCTCGCATTTCTTTAACTCTGTCTAAACCATTTTTTATAGTTTCAATGTCGTCTTTTAATCTTTCGTCAGAAAAAGCTGTAACATCATTATTAAAAGTAGCCGCACCTGCTGCTGACATATCTAATGTCAAAGCAGTAATTACTGAACCGCCATCATTGCCTTTAAAAATTATATCTTTGTCACTTGTCGCACTTTGCATAACAAAGTCAGTTGAGCTATTGGTAAAACGACCAAACTCAGTACCACCATCTTTTAAGATAATGTCTGCACCATCAGCATCTAAAACAATGTCTTGACCATCAAATAAAGATTGATCTCTTGTTTTAAACTGCCAACCAACTGTACTGTCACCAGAGTAAACTAATGTAAATGCCGCTCTTTCGTTAGCAACTACTAAATCAGAACTAGCTCCATTTATATTAGAACTGTTTCTACCAATTGTAAGATTGTTAGAATCAAAGGTGTTTTCAGAATCCATAAAAGTTACTTCATCACCCGCTGCTGGAGATGCTGGTAAAGTTATTGTTCTTGCTCCACCTGAAGTATCAGCTAATATCTGTGCTCCTGCTTGTACAGTTTCATTAGCACTTATAACACGCCAAAACTTTGTTTCGTGATCTTTAACAATATCCGTGCCATTTGAATGACATATGTAATGATGTCCTTCACATAATTTAAAACCTGTTTGACTAGTGACCTTAAATGTAAGTGTAAATCCAGCATGGTCTGTACCGTCAAATATATTAAAAATTTTTTCTATTGAAGCAGGCATGTTTACTGTTCTGTTTGCAGCTAATGTACCTGTAAATTTAAGTGTCATGTTACGAGCATTTGATACTGTAGCATTATTCATTGCTAAAGTAACATCGGAAGATGCAACAGCAATTTCTTCATAACCCGCTATAGCTTGTTGTACGACATTAAAATTGTTGTTTGTTTTATCGCCCCATGTTCCTGGATTCTCTCCAGTAGCCATTAATTCGATTTTTAAGTCACTTGAGTATGATGATGCCATGATTACCTACTTTGTTCGTTTAAATTCATTATAAGACCCCTATGCAACCTTTTCAACCTCATCCACAGCAGTCCATGTTTGTGAAGTTCCTGTGCTAACAGCAGTCCATGTTTGAGCTGTACCTGTACTGACAGTAGCCCAACCTACACCATTAGCAACACCAACTGAAGCTGTTAACGCTATACCTGTTAAATCTACTGGCGTATTTAAATCAATAGATAAACTTCCTATTGAAGTTGTTAACGCTGTACCTGTAACCGAAACATCAGCGTTTGCCTGTGTGGTAGATGAACCTGCGTTCAACGCTAAAGCAGAACCAGTCACTGCAACTACTAAAACTTGCTCTTGCATACTCGCAAAAGATTGTTCTGCAAATGCTACTGTACCGAAGCTCATAACTAGCTCCTATTCTTTAGTTCATCAACTTCATTCTTCAAATCTTTGATAGCTTCAATGAGAAGCCCAACCATATTGCCATATGCAACTGATTTAATCTTATCTTCTGATTTATCTTCTCTAACTACCTCTGGAGCTACTTTTTCTTCTTCTTGAGCTATCACACCCATTTGTCTTTCGCCATCAGCATCAATTCTATCAAAAGTAACACCACGCATTTGACATACTTTATCTAAAGCATCTGGTATTGTTTCTATGTTCTCTTTAAGTCTTTTATCAGAAAAAGCAGTTACATCGTTATTAAAAGTTGCTGCTCCAGCAGCAGACATATCAAGAGAAAGTGCAGTTATAAGTGAACCACCATCATTACCTTGTAACAATAAATCATTATCAGACCCCGCTGAATATATAGCTAAATTAGAGCTTGAGTTGTATATAGTACCAATAGCTGTGCCACCATCCTTAAATTGTAATTCTCCACCATCTGCATCAAGAACAATATGACCAGCAGAATCTAATGTAAGATTACCTGAACTTAGGTCAATCTCTGTGCCATCTATTGTGATGTTATCTACTATAACTCCAGCGTTTGCGGTTACCGTTCCGTTAAACTCTGCTCTTCCAGCGTGTGAACCATCTAATGTTAAAAATGTTGTATCAGCACCACCATCAGTTCCTTTGAAAATAATGTCTGAATCGTTTGCCGCAGCATCAATTGTAATGTTTCCAGACGATGTTGATATAGTGACTGCAGCATCACCCGCTGTAATGTCATCTGCTGCCAATGAACTAACACTCGCTGCTGCAAATGAAAGCGTTCCACTACCATTTGTTTTTAAAAAATGCCCATCACTTCCATCAGCTGTCGGCATATTAAATGTTGTGCCACCAGACTTCATAATTATTTTACTGCCATCAGAGGCAAAAGATTCGTTTGCATCATGGAATTGTAAAGTAGGTGTGCCACCAGAATCTGTTAACAATAAACCAGTGTCATGCACGTGTGTCAAAGCTATTTCATCATTTGCACCAAACGATAAGATCGCACCATCGTGTTGTAATTCTAAATCTTGTGTTAATGTCACATCTCCATCAGATCCTATTGCTATGGCATCTGTATCTGAGGCAGAACCTATTTGTCCGCCATCTGCTATAGTAATACCACCTGAATGTACGTCTCTTTGGCTAAAAGTCACCACTCCATCCGAAGCTATTGCTATTGAGTCTGTGTCACTGGTGTGGCCTATATTTGTGCCATTGATGATTATGTTATCCACAGTCAGAGTCGTCAATGTGCCAAGTGATGTAATGTTAGTTTGTGCCGCTGTTGTTAAAGTTACATCTGCGATATAAGTTTTTATTCTTGATACTTCACATTTCTTTTCTGTGCCACCAGCACCATCATCAACAATAATTAAATCAGCATCTGCTAACGCAGCACCAATGTCTGATGCACCATCTATATCTAGTGCTCCTATATCTACTTTATTGGCTGTTGAAATAGTGGCTAATTTAGTATCTGCGATTGCAGCATCTGAAGCCACACTTGCATTAACAACAGCGTTAGCAGCTAATTGATCAGCACCTACCGCATCATCAGCAATTTTAGCTTGAGTTACATTGTCATCTACAATTGAGGCTGTTACCACAGCACTTGCAGCTAACTGGTCTGCACCTACAGCATCATCGGCTATCATGGCTTGTTCTACGGCGTCATTAGCGATGGTGAGGGCTCCACCTGAGGCTATTGTTGCGTCACCGCTTAATGCAACTTCTTCATAACTAGTGCCGTCTGCGACTAATATTTTTCCAGATGTTACATCTGGCAT